AGGTGTTGCCCCTGCATCAGGTGCAGGTGGAGCAGTAGCCCCCGCATCAGGTGCTGGTGGTAAAGCGGCGTTAGGGTCACCTTCAGGTGCCGGTGGAGCAAATGGGTCAGCACCTGCGTCTTGTTCTAAAATATAATTATTAATTTTATTATATCTTTTTAATTCTTCCAAAATTGTTTCTGAAATTCCCATTTTAACCATTTAATAGTTGTTTGAAACCTTGTGTCGTTTCTACGTTTATTTTTTTATTAGTATGAAGAGTATTATTAACTCTTTCAATTAAACCGTCTTTCATTCTGATTGTATAACAATCACCTGTATCTAAATCACACACTTCTTTAAAACCGTTACCTTTGTCAGTTTCAGTAATTCTTGTACTTTTTCCCAAGTATCTGTCTAAAATTTCTTTAGTACTCATATTATTATTTTTATTATAAATATTCAGTAATAATGAAATTACTGAGTAACAAGTATATAACTTTGATAAATATCAAATCCTTTTCTAATTTTATCTTTAAGTGTTTCGTATTCTTGTGGATTATTATTTATGTAATCTTCAAAAATTGTTGGAGTATCAATTACTTTATTATATGGGAAATATTCAATCCAAAATTTAGAAAATTCAGTCACAAACGTATCTTTAACTGTAATATTATTTACCGTTGTATTAATATTTTTTGTATACACATCAATCATGAAACCATATAAATCTCTTTCAGTATTAAAAACAGCATATGTTTGAGTAAAATTTGTATTAATTGTATTATTTAAACAAATAAATTTTTCGTTAAAATATTTCTCAATAGTCGCCCCATAATCATAGTTTAATGTTATACCCGCAATATTATGCCCATAATATTGTAAAGTATTTTTATTGCTAATAGATTTTCCTGATTCAATCCAACAACTAATAAAAATACAAATTCTAACATTATCAGTTACACCACCAGGTAATCCGTCATCTCCACCTACTTTTTTGATTACTGAAAGGATTGTATCTGTCGTAGTAGCACTTTGTATATTTGTGTAGTCTTTTACATATTTATCATATACCTCAGATTTAACACAATTTGCAGTTGGTGAAACTACTCTATCACCTTTAATTGCGTAAGTCATACTATTTTTTATTTGAGTAATATTAACTGGTATACCTGTAGTTGATAAACTTTTATTTTTGTTAACATTATATAAATTAGTTAATAACTGAGTTTTAATTGTTTGGAACAATGTGTCAACTTTCGGTAAAGTAGCAATTGCTTGTCTTGTACCGGTAAATGATGTTGAAAAATCTTCTAATCCAATATTATGGTTTACTTCAGTAATAAAATAAGACCCTGCAAATAATGGTATATTTCTTAAAACAAAATACATTGATGGTTGAATCATAACATTACCCATAGCTTCAACAGACGCCGCGTAACTTCTAGTTTTATATATGTTGTACAAACTAACGTTTTGGGTCGATGTTTTAGTACCTGAACTTGATTGGGCTAAATTATATTCCGCCATCAAAGATTCGCTGGTGGCTTTACCTAAATCCTGACTTACATTTATTTTTTTGAAAACCCCTTGATTTTGTAATTCAAAATCAACCGCAAATCCAACTATTCTATTTTCTAATGAAAAGTTTCTTGGTTGAGATGCACTAACTCCTACAGAATTTTCGGCACATATTGTTATATCTAAACCATCATCTTTATATCCATTAAGTTTGTTTTTGTTATCCATTTGTTGTGAAGGTTTATCAACAAATATATTTAACATTTTTGGTTTTGAACTTTGGTAATCTACAGTGTCAAATGTCCCAAACAAGTTATTTGCAAATTCATTTTGTCCTGTACTTATTTCAGTATTATCATTACCTGTCGGTGTTTGTCTTCCGTAAAAATTAATATATGATGGCATCAAGAAGGTAACAAAATTATGGTCTTTTATTATTGAACCGACAATTGTAAAAACATTTGACTTCATGTTAGCCCCTTTTAGGTAAGAGTTGACTTTAATAATATCTACAAATATTTCACCTACATTTCTATTTGCCCTATCAAGAAATAAATAATCTTTAAATAATGGCATATCACTATCTTCAGCAGATGATTTATAATCATTCCCAGCAATCCATTTATCATTAATTGCTTTAAACATATCATATAATTCAACTTTACTTTGAAAACCGTCAATTACTGAATCAATTTTATCAGTATTTGTAATGTTACCACCTAATTTTTTTTGTAAAGATGTAATAAAATTTGTAAAAGTATCACCCGATAAATTACTTGTAGTATTTAAATACGTATCAATTCCGTTTTTAAATTGGTCAACGTTACCAGAGCCACCTCTAATAGAAGATGTTCCATAGATTTTAATTAAGTTTCTAAACAACTTAATATTATCAACTGTAAATGCAATATTAAACTTTGGGAAAAAATTAGTCAAATAATTTTCATTAGTATTATTTGTATTTGGATTATATGACAATCTATTAATTGTTGAAAAACCAACATAAAGTTCCATAGCTTTCCATTCATTTGGATAAGCAGTTTTTGATTCACTATACGTTTTACCACCATTAGTTGGTACTGAATTAGGTGTTGTTGAATACGGTTGAATGTTGTATTGATTTGCAATTTCAGGTGACGGGTTTGATGACAGATAATTAAACAAGTTTTTATCAAATCCGGTAGGATTTCCTCGTTTAATTAACACATCATATTGTAATGAATTTAATATTGTTATAGTTAAATCATTACTTTGTGAATTTGCAATAGACTCAACTTGTGTATTAAAATCAGAACCAAAAGTTATATCATCGTATATCCCGTCATAAAATGTAATTGTTTTAAGGACTGAATCAAAAGAATAAATACCAAAGGTTCCTTGACTAGCAAATTTTATAAATTCATTTTCAAAATTGTTTAACTCTTCAGTATCAAATACTGAAAACAATTCTTCAATATTTGAATAAACAAACTCAGAAAATAACTCAAAACTTGGTTGTTCCTTTATGTTAGGATAAATTTGTTTAAAATATTCGTTATATCCAGGTCGTCTAATTGGTGTAGCGTTAAAATAACCATAATTTGGTGCTTTCCAAAATAGTCTTACAGAACCATTATGAACACTTCGGTTATTTGATAATGATATAACATTAATATTGTCTACAAAACATTCTGTTTTAATTTGATTAATTGTTGTACCAAAAGAAGGACAAATTGCATAAGCTTCTTTACCTTCTGAGTTACTTGTTTGAATTAATACAGTCCAAGTTGTTAAATTAATCTTTGTCTGTTGTATATCTGATTCGTTATTATTAAATACAATAATTTTTTTTCCATCAAGTGCTGTTTGTAAGGCATTTTGTATTTCTAAAGAAGTTGTAACAGAATTTGGTTCATATAAATAAGTACCATTATGGAAATAATAAAAATCATTTATCAGTTTTGGATAAAATCCAATATTGTAACTAATTACTGATGTTTGAGTATTCTCTAATGTTATTGACGTTGTGTTAAATGTTTTAGCAGATAAAACATATGTTGTCGACGGAGAATTATTGATTGGGTCAAAATTATTCAAATAATCAAAACTTTTCCATATCGATTCAATATAATCAGTATTATTATTTACATAATTTTTATATCTATTCCAAATGGAACCTAATTTTAAAATCCAAAAATACGGTAACCTATGTACCCCACCAAATTTCTTTAAACTTGCAAAAATATAATCAGAATATGTATTAACATTATTTTCAAATGACAAATATTTTTCTTTTAATGTTGTCAAAGGTAAACTGTTTAAAAAAAGATATGACGCTTCCAAATAAGCGTTTGCCTCACCATTTGAATACCTATTAATTCCTTTTTGTATTGCGTTAATAAAATAAGGTGTATTTAAAATAGAAGTTGTTTGTTTATTGGTTAAGTTTGATTCTACATAATTTATAAACCCTTCTGTTGGTAAAAAATCAGTTGATTTTCTTTTTTCATAAAAATCTTTTAGATTGGAGTCGGCGGTTAATTCTATTTGATTACTTCTCCAATTATAATCAGTATAAGGTCTCAACTTTGTTTTATCTCCATTATTACCAATAACTGAAGATTGTTCAAAATTTGTAATTTTTTTAAAAAATTTGTTATAATAAAGTGACTTTTCTGTTGAGTTAGCATTTTTAAATTTTCTATTGTTTTCGCCAGCCGCCAAATAAACAAAATTCCAATTTTCATCAGTGTATGGATATGTATCAGTGAAACTTATATCATTATGAACATTAGATGCCAAATAATTTTCCATGTATTTTTCACTATCATTTTTTATTTGTATAGTTGGTAAATCTTGGAATAAAATCCCATTTGGGTTTATATTGACTTCTCTGTTTAAATAATCGGTTACAAAATAACCTTGAGAATAAATTGAATAATTCTGTTGTAAATTTATAAGTTCATTTAAAAAAGTTTGTGTTGTAAAATTTGTAGTTTTAAAAATAGCATTTAATCTTGGTGAGGTTTGTTTTCCTCCTGAATTTAACGCATTGAAGGCATTCAAACTTTCAGTTTCCGCCAAATAATTTAATATGTTTTGATTAGTAGTACTTGTGTTATTTTTTTGAAATCCATTATATTGACAAATTGTCTGAATTCTTTCCCAAATTTCATATAAAAATTTGTCCTCAACTAAATTACTATATGGTTCATTACTTGGTAAAGTATCAAACCCAGAAATTAAAATTCGATTAATACCTTCATTAGTCGGTATCGGAGATATCGGTGGTGTTTCTCTCTGTAGATAACCTTTTAAAAACTCTTCAACAAATTCAACTTCAGGCCAAATGTCATAGTTATTTCCTTTAGTGATAGATATAACTGAGCTATCACCAGGGTACTGTATCTCAAATTTTACTTGTCCGTCAATATTTTTTTCAACAATAAATTGAGGCCAAGGATAAACAGGAGACAGTTGTGATACAGAATCATTTTTAGTTACTAATTTTTTTATTTCACTATTTCTAACATCAAACGCTTTTTTATGTACGTCTTGCATTAATCTTAAAAAAGCTTCTGCAGATGCCATAATAACCGCAATCATATTTCTTATTGTAGGTGCAAATCCTAAACCACTTGTTGTTTGTATAAAACTAGATAATTCTTTAGTAAGTTTGTCTTCAATTTCTGTTTTGGACTCACTTAATTTTTTGTCTAACAAATATGATGCGTCTAAAAATCTTTCAATCCCATCAAATTGAAATAAAAATCCTTCTTTCTTTGAGGTAAATAAATTTTTTAAATTATTAACTTCATCAACAATTAATTTTGATTGTTCTGTAGTTACTGTTTGTACAGTAGGATTTCTTTGTCTATATGTTTCAATGTAATCAATATTTAACTCATCTGTTCTAATATTATTAATACTTAAAGTATTATTAATAGCATAAGCTCCAGAACCAAAAGTTGGGTTACCTTTTAATTCTTTATCATAAGTTTTTGTTATATTATCTAATTCTGTATATTGATTTAATTTTTCAGTAAATAAAGGGTCACCTATTTTTGTTATTAAATTATAATTTTTGTAAGTGTAAATTTTATATCTAATGTTATTAATAGGATTTGTTACAAAAAAATTATCTTGGTCTAAGTACTTATTAAACCAAGAATACGCAAAATTATAAACTTCTCCTCGGTATTGTTTCAGGCTTTCAGAATACTTTTCAATATCATCTAAAGGTGTTAAATTTGACTGCCCAAACTTTTCTAAACTAAAATTAATAAAATTATCTAGTTTTGTTGATAATTGTTGTACGGTTAATTCCGGAAAATCTTGAGGGATTAATTTTAAATTTTTATAATCAGTATAAACCTGTTTTATCATATCATACCCAAGTTGTGTTATTTGTTGGGTATTAGTTTGTGTTTGATTTCCCGTATTTTCACCTTGTGGTACATTAGTTCTTTTAATATACATTTGAGGAACCGCAAAAAGTTCCGCCATAGTAATATCTGTTAAAACATTAAATTTATATCCAATCATGGTTAAGGTAATATCAAAGTTACCTGTTGAAGAGTTAAATGATGATGTGAATTTTTGTAAAATTAACGGGTACTGAATAGCCTTTCCATAGTAACCCTTAATGGTTAATCTAAATGTTGGGTACGGTAAATTAAAAAATGCTGAGTATGGTGAGTTTTCACCACTTTCAAATAAAGCCCTACCTTTTACATCTTCTAAATTTATTGTAATTGTTGGGATATAACTTAAACCTACTCGGTATGAAATTGTTTTCATTCCAAGAAGTTGATTAGCAATTTGATTTTGATTAGCGTTTCTGTCTTGTATTCCTGTCCATTCAGTAGTTAATTCACCTGTACCTGTTGGATTTAAAAAATTCATAGTGGCCAATGAAACCAACTTCACAGTTGTTTTGTCAGCACCTGAAATTAATCGACTTCTAGGTTCAAGTTCACACTCTAAATTGACATAATAAATTAAATTTTCTTGTTTTATATTCCTATCTTCCGGATTTCCATATTCATTTTGAATTTGATTTGGATTAATAACAAAAATATTGTTACAAGTACTTGGAAAAACGTATATATTCTCACTGGCCATAATAATAGAAATATTCTTTAACTACTGTTTTATAATCTAACAAAGAACCCAATAAAGGGAATGGTATATTCAAAACGGCGTTATCGGGTATATTTAATTCTGAACCACTATATTGTGGGTTTGATTGTAATATTAACCAACCATAAAATGGAGAGTTATAATATAACTGGGAAACTTTATCCAATCTTGACACCCCTAGCTTATAGATGTATTTCTTATCAGTAGTTTTTAATGGAATGTTAACAAAAGGTATATACGTAGTTGTCCCATCAACAGTAAAATTTTGATATCTATTGTAATATTCGTTTGCCATTAGTCAAAAATTATTTTTCCGTTAAAGGTGGTTTTATCTAAATTAACATTCACAGTTGAATATAAATTTTTCAAGTTTTGATTTTGTGTTGAAGTTGCTCCAGCAGTTGTGTATGAAAAATTTCTTGTTTTACCAACAAGACTTTGGTTTGAGACCTGAGGATTATAATTTTTATAAATTAAATAATCAGGTGAATTAAAGAAAGTATCCACTTTATTTGTTTGAGCGGTTTTTTCATTTGTAAAACTTGTAACTAATCCGTTAATCGTATTTTCAACAATACTTTTTGTTAATTGTGTTGTATCTGAAACTAAATTCAGAGTTAAATTATTAATTAAACTTTGTCTTGAATTATTATCAATTATTTCATTACAGAAAAGAGTGAAAAATTTATTTAAATTACCAATAATATTTTGACTTGATATTGGTGTAAATGTTGTACTTGGAGTTGTCACGTCAATAATGATATCATTAGAATTTAATAATGTATAGTATGATTGAACATCGGATGCTATTTTAATATAATCAGTTCTTATTGATGTTAATGTATTACTTGCACCGTCGGGTAATCCTGTAAGAGTATAAACATAAGGACTTCCAAGAGATGTGATTTTACCATCAGTTGCTGAACATATTAAATCAAGTTTTCGGTAATTTTGATATATATCAACTTGAGTATTTGATACACTTTGTATTTGACTTGATATTTTAGAAATAATATTGTTTACCTGATTTGATACCTGAGTAGTATAATTTGCTCTTACCGCTCTGATATCCGATGCGGATACATTATTAATAATTAAAGCGGAAATTAAAAAATCGGTACCATTAGTAATTTCAGTACTTAGTTCATTTGCAACATTTAAAATATAATTGTTGTAATTAATCATTTTACCAAGTATCTTAACGTTTGTAACCGGACTGTCTAAACTATTTAATGAACCAGTAACAAATTGTTTTTCAGAACTTATCTGTTTGTAAATACCATAGTTTGTTGTCTGAATAATTTTAGACACAAAACTTTCAATATTATTAAAATAGTTTTGAGTGTTTGTAATTGTATTATCAAACAATACATTGTACAGTAATGTACCTGTTTCAACACCACCTGAAGTTTGTGAAGTAGTAATATTACCTGATTGAGTACCACCATTATTTAATACTTTAGTATTAAGTTGGTTAGTCATAGAAGGTGTTGAATTAGCCAACGCAGCATTTGCTTGACTATTATTACTTGATTGTTGGTTGCTTAAAATAAAACTTTCAACATTTGTATCATCTGTCACATCAGCCCTTTCATCATATACCTCAGTATTTGCATAGAAGTTAAAACTTAAAGCGTTTTGAAGTTTTTCAATTGGTTCTTTTAGTCCATGTCCACCAATCATTTTAAAACCAAGTTTAACACTAACAATTGCTGGTTGTACACCAATTCCCTCAGGGTTAAAATCTAATTGCTCATAAGTAAACGATAAAGTATCAGGTACAATTTTACAGTTGTAAAAATCACCAACTCTTAAAATTAAAATTGGTGGTCTACCAAAATTAGTATTAAACGCATCTTTATTTTTAACACCTCCTTGACTATTAGTTGTCGTTGGTATAGTTTTACCAGGTCTAACACATTGATTTAAAAATGTAATTCTTGAGTTAAAACCTTCAGGTGTTATTGAATGGAACAAAGGATTAAAAAATTTAATTCTTTGTTTAATACCGTCATATAAAAATGGGTCTGAACTTTTTATCGTTTCAAAATAATTTTGTTCATTTAAAAGTTCCCTAATAAGTTTTTTTGTAACATTTTTTAATTTACTTTGTAAATCAACAAGCGGCGCAGGTTTTAATCCAATCGTGTTTTTATAACCCTCACTTACTGATTTAGAAACCTTTGTACCAAATGGAACATATGGTTCAACAACAATTCTTTTAAATAGTAACGCACTACAACCAACACGAGTTATATCATATTCAAACTCAATATTATTACCATTACAATTAAAAGCGGTATTATAATTTTTAGGTGTATAGTTGTTAATTGTTCCCGCATTAACATCAATTTTTAATCTTTTAGCTTCAACATATTTTTTGATTTCTGTCCCATTATAGTTAAGAGCATTAAAATATTCTAGTATACTTTGTTTTCGTTGTTCACCTAAATTTTGTGAATCAATTCCATTTAGTTTACCAACACCATAGTCTGTCGCCTTTAAATCTAATTTTACTTCAAAATCATTTACCAATGCATCTGCAATTTCCTGAGCTAAATCTTGAAAAGATGTATAACTTTTGGTTATAATATTATCATAAAAAGATATAGAATCATTTTTTGTTGTGTTATATGGGTTTGAATTATTAATATTAGGCCCAAGTTGATTATATATGTTTTCATATGATTGGTCATAGTTACTATTAACTTTGGTATCAGCGTTAAAATATATTGCATTACCAACATATGAACTTAAATTAGGTAATTCTTTTGGCCCTGAATTATCCCCTTGTGGTATTTGTGTTAACGCCTCTACTTTATCATTTTGTGCTGCGTTAACACTTTCCAATACTTGTTGATAAACATCATCAATAGTTCCTAAGCTTAATGAACTAAATTTTTGAGCTAATTCATATATATCATACCTTTGACATCCCGCAAAAAATGAATCAACAACTGATGTTATTGTTGAATTAGATTGATTTTGTAATTCTTTATTAACAATTAAATTTAATACAGACGGGTGGTCAACAATAATTTTAAAATTTAAACTACCCGACCTTTTAGTGTTTTTATAAGTGTATATTGGTTCGGGTCTACCTATAAAATCTGTTTCATTAAATGATGGTGTAGAACTATCATCAAAAGTTAAATCATATGGTGGAAACCACATAATTCTACCACCATTAGGCCCTTTTTCAGCTGATGGAAGTTGATTATATTCAGATGTGTCTTTCCAAGCTAAGTTTTCTAAAGACAACATGTATTTTTTTACCTGACCATTAATAATATTTGTACCACCATTTTTAAACGGTGTGATATTAAGATTGTAAGTACTATCTAAAACAGAATAAGTAAATCTTCTAATATTACCATTAGTTTCTAAACCTGAATCATTCGCCACTGTTTTTTGTAAGTTTGCGTAAGTATAATACGGCTTATCTTTTGTAAAAATTCTACAATATTCCTGTCCTACCTCAGTACCTGAATTATTAACATATTTTTTAACCTTTGAACCTTTTGTTAATATTTTATAACCGTCTGAAAACACTTTAGACACTTGATTAATTGCATTACCAACATGTCCTAATCTATCAGCACCTTGTGCCGGTGTTGAATTAATTAATCGTTGTGTAACATCTAAAATAGAACCAGGTCTAAATGTATAATTTGTTGATAACACTTGATTATAAGAAGACGCGAGTGGAGTAAAGTTTGAGTTATTACTCAATAACTGTCCACCTTGTCCAACATTTCTTCCAGCTTCAGGTTTTGTAAATTCAGTAATCCAAACAAATCCACCGTCTAACGCCGGTTTTTGTTCGTAGTTAACACCTGCTAAACCAAATTGAAAATTTTGGTCACCCTCATATAGTTTACCAACTTTATCCGGCCCGTATACAGGTGATTGTGTCGGTATTCCAAATGCGTCAATAGGAGAAGCATTTGGTGGTGAAACAACAGTTGTTATATCAGTATCTTGTCTACCAACATAAAGATTACCTATTGAAGTAAAATTATCAAATAAATTATTGATGAAGTTACCAACTTGGGTTGAAGTTAACGCATAATTTGGTTTAAATCTATTATAATTAAGAGCGTGAAATAAAACAGATTTAGTTCCGGCTCCTGTGTTTTGTAAAAACTTAACTGAAGGATTTGGTCTACTAGTTATATTTCCGCCACCTAAATTACCTAAAGCTTGAGCAGGACGTAATCTTAATATTTCAGTATCTGAAAAATAACTTCCCTCAATAGGTGAAGCCGGTAAATAAGTACCAGTTAACTTTTGTAAGAAAAACGCAGCGTAATCTAAAAGACCATCAGGTTTTGTAATTGTGTAATCACGATAAATAAAAGGTTCTTGTCCCGTAGCTAACAACGTAGCATTAAATGGATTAGTTAAAGTATCAATATTAATTGCTCCAACAGTATTTCTTTCAATCTCTCTAGCAATACGAGCTTGAGTGGCTTCTTTTAAACTTTGTGCCCCTAATTGTTGTAAGAACGAATCATTTGCTAATGCGGCGTCACCAAATAATATTTCATAATTTGTATAATTACCCTGAACAAATATGATTGGAGCCGCTCTGCCATCACCATAAATTTGTGAACCAGCATATAACTTTCCAAGTATTAAATCTGATGTTACAAATAAATCCTCATAACCTTCAGGTGGTAAGTATCTATTAACAACTTCAACATTATTAATAAACTGTTCATTGTTTGATACTATTTTATCAGATTGTAAACTATATGGTTGTGAAGTACCTAAAGGATTATTTTCAATACCTGCTCCACCAGGAAGGACTGTATTATCAACAATCAAAGCCCCGTCAAAAAATTGACCTGCCGGACTATACAAATTCATTCTTGTACTATAAGCGGGTTCAATATATAAATTTGAACTTACACTTTCAGAATCTGTAGGTGAATTATCTTGTAATTTAATCGGATAGTTCTGTAACCCTTGAGGTGCCGTAAAATTACCCTGAATACTATACGGGGCTAAATTCCTTGCAACTAACGCTTTTCTAAATTGTTCCGAATTGTTGAATGATAAGAATTCTACAGCCATCTATACTTTTTTCTATAAATAGAATAGAAATAATTTTATTACACGGCTGTTAGACCATAATCCGACGCAACTTTTGCAATATTTTCTCTTAACACCCTTAAAGTGTCATCGTTATCTAACGCTTTCAATACCGCAGTGTTTACTTCAGGATTATTTGTTTCCGCCTTAACAGTTAATTCAATTGTGTGTTTAATTTCTCTAACTTGTGATGTATTGTTATTTGCAGGTAAGGGTGTAGGTGGTGGAGTTATATTATTATTATTACTATTACTGTTACTATTTGGAACTCCGCCATTTGTTGCAGCTTGTGGGTTTACTGTTTGTTCATTTGATTTTTTTTCACCCCCTCCTAACTCAACCTTTAACAAAGACAGTCCAAGAGTTAAAACGTCTAAAGCTTTTTTTCCACTTGTCGCAACTTCTTCAAGATTAACCCCAAAATTTTTAGCTGTCGATTCTGCAAGGTCTAAACCAAGTAAAAAAGCACTCATTGCAGATTTCACTGTGTCATTTTTAGCAAGGTTTTCTTGTTGAGTAATAAGTTCTCCAAATGTTCCAAAGGTTCCAGTTAATATATTATTAAGACTTGTTTCAAGAGTTCCTACATCAGTAATTGTACCATTTATCACTTGTTCAAATAATTTAAATACACTTCCTACTGCGGTATCTAAATTTTTATTTTCAGTTTTTAATGAAAATGTTTCATTAGCCGGTTTTAAAATCTCAGCTTGTGACTTTACAGCTTCTTTTAAAAAATTATTCCCGTCGTTGGATATTGCAAACTGAGTGGCAATAGTCGCTTGATATGACGCATTTTGAGCTAATAAAGTATTAGCAGCACCTAATTGCTCTTTAGCAATGTCAACCAATTCTTTTTGAGGTTCAACAAGATTTTGTTGATTTTTTAATGCTTCTTTATCTGCCTCAGTAAGGTCACCTAATGTTTTTTCTAACACTTTACCATCAGCACTTGTAAATTTAACAGTATAATCTCCTTTTGCTTTATTAAATTCCGCTAAATTTGCAATCATCATTTTTTCGTCTTCAGAAATATTACCAAGTGGTCTAAAATTAATTTCACCCAATTTTTTTTCCATCTTAGCGGATTCCAAAGCCATTTTTTCAAATTCACTTCTATCAATACCTAAGGCACTTGCAACTTCTCCAAGTTGTCTTCTTGCCTCAGGCATAATTTGGAACTTACCTGTTTTTTCATCAAATTTTGTAAACGTTTTGGATAATTCAGATAATTGGTTTTGTAACTCAGGTACATTATTTTGAGCCAAATCCATTAATTTTAATGGGTCAAGTAAAGCCCCTGAAGTCGCTCCCAACCTTTGTAAAGTTGCTGCAACATCCATAGCAGCCTCAGGTGAAAATAACTTGTCCGCAAGATTAAGAGTTTGATTCATATCAACTCTCATAGACGCAGCTTTTGCTGCCATTTTTGCCATTCCTTCAATACCATTACCAAAACCAAATCGGTTCATCTTATCTAAGTTGGCAACAACCATTGATGAAACCGCTTGAGCATTAACTCCTAAACTATTGGCAGTATGATAAACAGTTTTCATTTCTTCACTGATATGTGTAGTTTCCATACCAGCATTTCTAAAAGCCGTTTCTAAAGTTTTTACCGCAACACCTGATACTTGCGAAACGGCATATAAATTTTCAATATTTTCAGTACTAAGAACTATTGTTCTATTTGTTGATTCAAGAAATTCTTTTTGTAACACATTAATATCACTTTGTTTACCACCCATTAACGCGACCTCAGTAACCGCTCTACCTAAATCCTGTTTTAAAAGTTGTGAGTATTGTGAAGTAACACCCATACTTTTAACAAGTGTGGACATTTCTCTGTCCATTTTTGTTAAATTTTCAGCAGAACTAGTTACCGCGGATTTTATACCATCGTTTACTTGAAGTAAATTTAACGCCGATTTTAAAACATCTCTATAACCTTGTCCAGTTTGTTCTTGACTAGGGTCTGTGTTATTTTGAAACATAATTCTTTTTTAAATAAATAACTTAACTTTGATTTTTATTATTTAAATCAATAAGTTTGTTTATTAAAAACTTCCTCTGAAACGTAGGCATTTTTAAAAAGTCCGAATACGACATTGTTAATTGTCGTGACAGATAAATGTATTCCTCTAAAAGATATTCTAAATAATCAGAAGAAAGGACGAAAAAACTCCGCCCCAAAGGTAATACGTGCAAGTACCTTTTTTCCAGATGGGGCTGTAATTTCTTGTGTTAAATTTAATCCAGGTGAATTGTCTTGCAAAAATTTTGTAATATATTTTGAATCCATTATAGGCATTCTTTCTATAAACTTAACAATTTCTCCTTTATCAGTGTTCCCGTCTATTGATACTATTTGTTTTTGTAGTCTCCAAGTCACAACTGGAATAGTCATGTTTTTTGGATAAGATGATTCTCTTTCATTTAATTCTTTAATTTCACCAAAATTAAGAATTTTTAATTTAACAGTTACGTTAGATTTTGGAAGAACCGTTTCAAAGTGACCATTTTCGTCAGGGTCAACTAAAGGTTTAATAAAATTAATTTCATCTAATACAACCGAAACTTCAAAAGATTTTTGTGTTTCAGGGTCAGTTAAACTTAACTTATACTCAGGTGTAAATGAAGTATTTCTTAAAAAAACTAAAATTGCTTGAACGTCTCCATCCAACATTTCTTCAATCTTCAAATCAGGTTCGTAAACTTTATTTCTGATTAAATTATAAATTATTTGGTCACCACCAATGTTACTAACACTTGCTAAAATATTTTCATCAGCAGCAGTTAAAAAACCAACTTTAACCGACTTTTTTTTATTTTTATAAAATTTTCCCTGACTCGGTAATTGAATTACGTCATGAGGTAAATTGAAATTCATTTGATTTGCACTATTGTCTTCCATAGTTTTTATTTAAAAATAGTTTGAAATTATGTTTATGTAAATAAAAAACCCACATTTCTGTGGGTCTTAATATAATATTTGTAATGGTATTAATAAAGTAATACACAATAGTCAGGACGAAGAGTCAAAGTAATATCCGCTAATCCATCTTCAGAATAAGATACACTACCATAATCAACCTCAGTTAAGAAACATTGGATTAAAGACCACTTTTCAATAACAACTCCAGTTGGGTCTAACATTTCAAGTTCCACGTCTTTTTTGTAACCCGCAGCATATCCCATACGACCTGTAACTTCTTCAGCGTGTAATCTTACCCATTCCATCATAGCTTGAGCTGCAGACGGCCCGATTGGGTCAAGAAGTTTAACTTGTATAGTATTCCACTCGTACATACCCGCAACATATCTTTTGGTATTCAAAAATGGAATATCATTTGGTTTGATAGTAATTTTAGGTCGAGAAGCAGATTGAACAAACCACTCGTTTATTCCCAATGAATCAGGAAATCTTAAAATGAACCTGTTTTTCTTTTTGGGTTCATATGGAAAGGGCATTTTGGTTAACAAATCAGCCATATTATTTTGTTTTTAAATTTTCTTTTATTTTATTATAAATAGTGTCAATTAAATATTTTTCTATTTACTTTGAACTTTTTTTCAGTCAAACTTGCTATAAGTCCAGTTTATAAATATTAGTATAATTTCTTTTCTCCTCCATGTGTTGATATTGTTTGAATAATATTTTCTGGGTCTTTTGATAATTCATCTTTAACTTTTTCCAAATTTCTTAAATCATCATCTGAAAAACCTATTTTAGGTATGAATCTATTACTAATATCATCTTTGAACATTACAGGTTTCTTTAATAAATTTGCCAGATATTTTACATACTGTTGGAATTCTCTTAAAGCGTCTACCTTTCCTTTTTCAGGACTTTGGGCTGAGCCGGCTCCAAATGTCACTGGATAATACTTATTCATATCCATATAAGCATTTATAAGTTCTTTATCCTTCATATCCTCCTCACCTGCAAATTTTCTAAACTTCTTTAAATTTTTAACCAATTCTTTTTTGGAAATACCTTTAAAGTTAGTTTCAATCATATTTTCAATTGCCCTACGTAACGCCAATGGTGAATGTCCTCGGGCTGTAACTATTGAAAAAATAGACCCCCCATTAATCGCTTCAACAAAGTCATCCCATGCTGGACCTTCTTTTGCCATCATTGAGTCAATAATGAACCTCTTATCCCCTTTGGTTCCAAAATTTCTGAACGGGTCGTCAGCAAAACCAACAATAGTTTTTTTCTTATATTCAAAAGGTTCAACTCCAACCTTTACACGATATTCCGCAAAGTCTTCAGTTGACATACCAACTTCTTCACCGTCTTCTGTCCGAAGTATTATTTGCGTTGGCATTGTAAGAATATTATCATCCCAATCAAACGCATAATATTTTAAATCAGGTGTAATTTCTTCATCAAATTCTTCTACTAAAAATATTTTCATATCTATAAATATTATGTAAAATAAAAACCCCCACTTTCGTGAGGGTTTTCAATTATTTTATCGTTGATTAGATATTTTCAAACGATGCTCCTGTTGGAGTAATTAAGAACTCAATGTCAATGAACTCAAGAGCTTTAGTTGGTTTGATGTAAATCTTACCTACTAATTGGTTAGCGTCTAAGTCTTCAGGTGTGTTTTGAACTGTAACTCTAAAGTCGTACAAACCTCTGTCTCTTCTAATCGAATCTAAGATTGGATTAACTGAATCTAAGAATTGTTGTCTTACCAAGTTGTCGTTTTGTTCAAATAACAATCTTACTGCTACTGCTGAAATTAACTTACGAGCTTGTAACAATAATCTTCTTACATTTATTCTATCAAGAGCAGATTGTCTAATTTGAAGAGTTTTATTACCCCAAATTACAGTTCCAACATCGTTGAAAGTTGCGATTGGGTTAATTCTTCCTTTGTAAAGAGTGTCTCTATCTTCTTGAGTTAATCTCTTTCTTGCTCTAATTGCATTTACAACACCTCTTGTGTAACCCGCAGTTGCGAACCAAGGAAACGCTATATTATCTGTTAACGCTAAGTTACGAGTAACTTCAGCAGTTGATGGAATATAGATTTGTGTATTGTTTACTGTATCACGAGTAAGAACCCATGGATAGTAAGTTGCCGTGTAGTTAGAGTCAATTCCCGTATTTTCTAGGTTATCAACCGCCTCTTGTGGGTAAATTAAATTATCCATTGAAGTTGATGGCTGGTACAAGTTAAAATCAGGAGTCGTGCAAATATAAATTGAATCAGCTCTACTGTTTTCAACAATGTCAATTGTTGCAGAAACTAAATCACCATTGTTAACATAATCAACACCAGGAGTTACAAGAACATTGATGTTAGTTATTTCAGGATTTGCAAATGACTGTACACCTAACAAGTATGCGTAATAGTCAGTATTAGCGTAATCAACTGTGTTATCACCAACTGTGATTTGTTTAAACGCTCCCCATCCTGTTGAGTCTGTGTAAGGTGCACAAGACGAAGCTCCTTGTTTATAACCTGAGTTACCTAATTGGAATCTATCGGCATTTGTTCTATATTCTCTATAAATGTCCCATCCGTCAAAACCACCTTGTACCAAGAAAGTAAACTTACGAGAGTATAAGAAGTAATATGGATTTGTTTGTGATGTAGGTTCAGAACTAAATGCTCCCGTTCCAACATCAAATGCCGTTTGACCACTGTTTTGATAAACATTTGCAATTGTAACTGCAGTTGCCCCTGAATCCATGTGGAAACCTTTTGTAACATTTGGCCAATAAACATGTGATGGTTCAGTACAAGTTGTTGTTAATGGATTTGGCATTCCTTTGTATTGGAAGAAGTCAGGGTCATATCCTGGTGAATCAGATGAAAATGCAACTGATGATGAAATACCCAAATAAGTTTTTCTAATATTGTCACCAGAACTTGACACGCTATTAGAACCACCTGCGGTTGTTCCAAATGGTGGGTTATAAATTACCTCTCCAGGGTAGTCATATTTTGTTTTGAATATTTGGAATGGTGATTTAGACCCTGAATAAGTTCTTGTTACAAAACCTTCAAATCCACACGGTAACGCATCTATTGGAGCTTCTTGGTTAACTTCTACAAAAATGTACTTTGACATCACTGCGTATTCACCATCAGATGAACCAACTTTTTTAGCAATATAGTTGTTTTCTGCTGGGTCTAAACTACAATTAGTAAATTTTTCTAAAACCACAGGATTCGCATCCGTGTCAAAGAAATTTCTTACAATTAAATCAAATGTACCATTGTTAAATGAAATGTTCGCAATTGAAACTTTAATTTCAGTATTTGATGAATTACCATCTGCAATTGTATAAACTTTGAATAATCTATAAACTAAATTACCTCTTAATTCTGATACAACCCAAGGAGATTCAGCGGTTTGATATTTTTCAAGGTAAAAACCAATAGATGATATACTATTATTTCTAGCTTCAGCTAATGATAATAATGTACAATTTAATCCTCTAATAAATCCTTTATTATATCCGTAACTTAATAATGTCGGATATCTTTCTTCAACAAACAAAGGAACTTCCTCTTTATCTTTAGCAAAGTTTTCAACACCAAATACTTTTGATACATAATTAGCGTTTGCCGGTGTAAATGAAGTTTCAAATTGGAAATTTGAATTCTCATAAGTTGTACCTGAAATTAAAAATGTACTAAATGGATTTTTAGTAACACCCGAATAAGCTCCTGTACAAATCATTTGAACTTTTGAAGTACCTGTTACTTGGTAATTAGGTCCGTGTTGAGTTGATGAATAGTTTGAAATACCTCTTGAACGTAATGTTGCAACAATTAAATTATTATATCCTGAATAAGTTAAACCTGAAAAGTTATAAATATTACCAGTTATAGTACCACTATAAGCCCCTGTAATTGGGTTACCTGACATCGCCCCAATTCTACTGTAAAAAGAATATCCATTATAATTTTCACCTGAAGTTGGAGGTGTAAATGTCGCGTAATACCAAGAATCATTAGTTTCAGCACAGTAATTAATACTTGATGCACTTATTGAGTCAACACCAAATACATTAGTTGATGCTGAATAACCCGCAATAATATTAGAGTTTACTTGAGACCCTGATACCGCCCCAAAATAGTATATTGAACTTGCCGATGTTGACGGAGTTGTCACAATACTATAAATTTGACTTTGTAAGTCAGAATAAATTGTTGATGTACCACCATTATAAGTTGTATAAGGTGTTGTAGAATTTGTAATTCCTGCAGGTAATCCTGTAATGGTTACTGTCGCAGTTGATGCGGTTGTTCCTGTAAATGTTGCGGTAAATGATGTAGGGGTTCCCGTTAACGCAACTGTATTACAATTAACATTTGCAACTGTTTTAATTGACCATGATGGTCCTGCGTCATAACCCGATAATCCTAATACTCTTGTCACAAACAATTGGTTAGATTGTTGTAAATATGATTTAGCGATGTACGCAGCTTCATACTTTGGTATCTGTGTGTTCACAAATTTTTCAGGGGTTGTTCCACCGAAATAGGTTTCAAATTCTCCATAGCTTGAAATGAAGATTGGTTCAAATGCTGGACCTTTTAAGGTTTCTCCAGCAATACCCAAGGTAGTAATCCCGACACTTTGTGAAACAAAAGATAAATCTCTTTCTGATGTATATACACCAGGTGAGACGAAAACTTTGTTTGATGTTGCCATTTTTATTTTAAATGTTTTTAAAAATTTATTTTATTGATAAATATTGTGTTTTTAACCAAAAACTAATAGGTTTAACAACTATTTATCTATTGGTAGGAATAAATTCTACTTTTTTTCTACCTTGAAAATTAAGAATATTAAAATATCTCCTGAGAGCCACGAAATCTTAAAAACCTATTGTAATAAACATGGTTATAAAATTCATAAGTTTTTAGAAAAACTAATTAAAGAAAATTGTGAAGAAAAAAAGGATATATATGGAGAACATTAAAGGATTATTGAAACAAGATTAATAGTACTAATAATACTACCATTTGTTTTAACAATATTTAATGTTAACTCATCTCCACTATTAATTTGAATATATCCTGTTGATAATGGTATTGTACTATTCCCATAATATAATCCATTAATGTATATTTGATAAGATGTAACATTTTCACTACCGTCAATTTTTATATTTGCGGTGTAATCAAAAGTTTGAGTATATGCGGTAGTTCCAATAGGGTAAATAGCGTTAAAAACATATTGGTCAGGGTTTGGTGGGTTAACGTTTTTTCTTACTTTTTTCTTTCTGTTATCCATTTCAATTAAAAGTAAACTTCTACTAATTGCAGGTTTAACTTGGTATTCTTCTTCATCACTTAAAAACCCTTGTAATGTAAAACCATAAGATTGAATATAATACCTTCTTTTTTCAACATCCATAACTGACTCATCTGAAATATCATCTAAAGTAATTGGAATGTAATGTCCTTTTATTTTAGTATATGCCTGACGAGATGAAAATTTTTCAATAACAATTTGATTGAATTTGTTTAATTCCCTCATTCTATTACAAATAATTTTAACAGAATATTTTATATCAACAGGAACAGGTTGTGGAATAGTATAGATATCCATACCTTTTCTTTGACCGTCCCAAGTTGGTACCGCAGCATAATAAAATTGTTTTCTATTAGGTATGGTATATTTTAAAGATGGTAATGTACCAAATTTAACTTCAGGTGTCCTGACTGTCGTAATAATTGGGGGTTGGACATTCTTATCAATGTTACTAAAATCCCATGTTTGAGTAAATTGAGCCCAATTCTGAGTTGTCATCAAAATATCAACTACTTTAACAACTTTACCTGAAACCACAGTTTTTAAATCATTTTTTATAAAATCTAAAAACCCCCTGTCTAAATCTTCATGTAAAATAGATTTAGGTAAGTAAGTACCATCCTTGTTGATATCCTCAAGAAGTTCTAACCTTCGTTCATAACCAACAGGTGGGTATGTAAGGGGTAAAGTTTTTTTAATTTTTGGTAATCCCATTATAATCCTCTAAATTCATTTTCCATCACAGGTGATGCGTTTATTGTTCTATAAAACGGCTTATATCCTGCGTATGTGTGTTTGTTATCTGAAACAACACGTCCATCATTATTAACTACATAATACCTAACTCTACTTTCAGTTTCGTAATATGCAATATAATCACCATATTCAATATCAATATCTAATTCATCTAAATGTTTTTGATAAACTGAAATTCTGGCATTACCTGGTTCAAGTTGATTAATTTTACTTGTACCAAGAAATTTATTTTCAGGTGCAACAATTTGTAGATAAGCCTTGAACTCAACAGGAGGTAAAAATTTGATTCCATCCACTTGAGCTTCACCGTAGACATCATCAACATTTGTTTTCTTTTTATCCACTTTATACAATATAAGAGTAAAGTTCATATCACCATTTAACCATTCCATGCCCATTGAAACATCCAAATTATAGTCTTCTTCTCCAAAAAATTTACCTAATCTTGTTATCGGAACTATTCTATTCATATTATTTTGTTACCTTTTTTCATATTATCTCTCCACGATAAGGGTTGTAAATTTGAATAATGACATAAATTGTATAACTCATCTTTATTTTTGGCATATGATAATGGGATAATGTGGTCAATTACCCACTTACTTTCACCATACCCATAATTATCCCAACCCATCCATGTGTCAAATTTTTTTTCAATATACTCTTTCAAGTAAGTAGGGGTGCAACCAACAATTTCAAAAGTTTTTTTACTTTTTTCTGTTTGGTTAAAATATCTTCTTACAGATTTTCTTAGTTGATTTGTTAATTTAAAATGTCCATCATTGTCAAGTTTTTTTTTGGTTGACCTTTTTTTACTAATTCTAACTTTTTCTTTATTTTGTTCTCTGTATTTTTTAGCACTTTCTAAAACTTTTTCTTTATTTTTTTCTTTATACTCTTTAGCCTTTTCTAAAACTTTTTCTTTATTTTTTTCGTAATATTTTTTTTTAGTAACTTTAATCAAATCTTGTTTTTCAATCCTTTCATTTTTTCTGCAAAATTTACAAACTGACCTATGTCCACATTTTGTTTTTGAACATTTATCAAACTCACACAATAATTTTTTCATGTGGCATTTTGAACATTTTTTTATGTTAGTCATCATATTGATAAATATTTCTTTTTTGATTATTATTATAGTTGTATAGTTAATTAAAATAATTTGACAACTTCTACAGGACATTTAAGTGTTGAACAGCAAGCAATATCTATTCTTGAAAATTATCAGGGGTCAAATAACTATATCCTTAAATTAAAAAAACAGATTGAGTCAAACAAGAAGTATCTTCCAACAAGAGCTCAATGTGATTACGTTATTGACTACAATTCAGTAGTTCCAAAAGTTGCCAAGAAATGGGTCGAAATTGACTCATACTTTTCTCAAAAACTTGTTGAGGATAATCCATTCATTAAGGAACCTGATAAAATCTATGTTGAAAAGATTTTAATTGAAAAAGATAAGTCGTATCACATTTGGGGTAAGATTTTTAGTGCCGAGACCATTCACGATTTTTGGATACCAAAAGCTGCTGTAATTAAACAATATACTGAAAACTTGGTTGATGTTGATTACACTAAATATGAAAACCGTCCGCCACTTGCTCACCAAAAAGAAGCTATAGAAAAATTATTAAAGAACGATAAGTTCATTTTAGCCGACGATATGGGTTTAGGGAAAACGACTTCGGCGGTGATTGCATCATTAGAAAGTGGTTCAAATAAAATTTTAATTATTTGTCCGGCATCTCTTAAAATAAATTGGGAAAGAGAAATTAAAAACTATACTGACAAATCGGTTTATATCTGTGAGGGTAAGAAGTTTGAATTGGCAGATTACGTAATTGTAAACTACGATATCCTTAAAAACTTTCACGACCCAAAAGATAAAGAAAACTCAATAATCCTTAATTCAAAATTTGATTTGGTCATTATTGATGAAGCACATTATGTTTCAAACGCTCAGGCTCAAAGAACAAAGATTATAATGGATGTTACCAAAAACATTAAAAAACTTTGGTTATTAACGGGAACACCGATGACTTCTCGTCCAATGAATTATTATAATATCTTAAAACTTATTGATAGTCCTGTGAGTCAAAATTGGCAAGCATACGCAATTAGATATTGTGGTGGGTATCAGTTTAGAGTGGGTGGTAAAAAGATTTGGAATGTTACAGGAGCATCTAATTTAGAAGAATTAAGAGAAAGAACTTCACGTCAAATCTTAAGAAGATTAAAGACTGAAGTTTTAGATTTACCTGAAAAAATTATTACTCCTGTTTATCTTCGTTTAAAATCGAGATTGTATGAAGGATTGATGGGTGAGTATTATGATTGGTATAATAATAGACAAGATGAGTCAAGGTCTTTATCAGTTCAGTTTTCAAAACTTATGAAAGTAAGACAGGTTATTGCTGAAGAAAAAATATCTATCACAATTGAACTTGCTGAGAACATTATTGAACAAGGTAAAAAAGTTATTATTTTTAGTAACTTTACCGAACCTTTAAAAAAGATACACGAACATTTTGGGAAGAAATCTGTTTATTTAGACGGGTCAACATCAAAACCTGCGAGACAAGATGCGGTTGACAAGTTCCAAGAGAGTGATAAAATACAAGTTTTTTGTGGTAACATGAAAGCAGCAGGGGTTGGATTGACACTTACCGCTGGTGAGGCCGTTATTATGAATGACTTATCGTTTGTACCTGCTGAACATGCGCAGGCAGAAGACCGCTCATATAGATATGGACAAAAAAATTCAGTTTCAATATACTACCCATTATTTGATAACTCTATTGAAGGAGTTATTTATGACATTCTTACAAGGAAGAAACAGATAATTGGTACAGTTATGGGAGATATAGACGAAAGTTCTGTAGATATTGTTGAACAAATACTTAACGAAATCAATAGTAAGTAAGTATTTATAATTAATGAAATCGTTAAATATAGTATCAGAGTCATTAGTTAGTCGTTTGTTAGGTGAGGAAACTCAACCTGAAACCAAATTTTTTATTAACGAAATGAAAACCATTGGTATTGATAAACTACCGTATGGATATGCATCATTAAGAAGATTTATTGACCCTGAGACAATGAAGTTTCATTATCAAAAACATTACAAAGGGTATGTTAAAAAATTAAATTCAGCTCTTCGTAAAAAAGATTATGGTGATGTTGAATTGGAAAATATTGTTAAACAGATATCAAAGTATAATACAACAATAAGAAATAACGCAGGTGGAGCATTTAACCACGCATTGTTTTGGAAAATGTTATCACCTACTCCACAAAAACCAAGTGGAGAAGTATTTGAAAAGATTGTTAAACAATTTGGAACATATCGTAACTTCAAAACTAAATTTGAAGAAATTTCAAGAAAACGATTTGGTTCAGGATGGTGTTGGTTAGTATTAACTGATACAGGTAGATTAAAAGTAATGTCCACCTCAAATCAAGATAATCCACTTATGAATATAATAAACAAAGGCGGTTTTCCGTTGTTAGGTTTGGATTTGTGGGAACACGCTTATTATTTAAAATACCAAAACAAAAGAGATGAATATATTGAAAACTTTTGGGAGGTAATCAATTGGGAATTTGTTAACGAGTTATACAAATCAAAAACTGAAAAAAAATTGAACGAATCAATTTCAACAAAAAAACTTTTATACGAAAACGTATCTGATTATTCAGATATTTTTAGTAACAACAAAAATGTTCTTTGGACTTATAGAAGATGTATTGACAATACGTTGAAAAGAGTTTTGTCCGATAAATGGAATGAAAACAATCAACACTCTGAAGGTTCATCTTCAGGTATCTACGACTTGGAACAACCAGGTCGTTCAGTAATCAATAAATTAAACACAAATTATATTGGGTTTAAAATTTTAGTTGATGATTTAAATCAGGTACTTACAAGGTTAAATAAACCCACATTAAATTTTATTGGGGTAACGCCTTCACAACAAGTGGAAGAAATAAATAAATTTTGTGAATATTTGAGTTTTTTTGGTGAAAGAATTTTTAAAGGGTCTAAAACTCTTGATAAAATTATGAAACTTTTGAAAAGAACACATGACAAAGGCGGTCAACTTGAGGAGTATGTAGCAAAAAAAATCAATCAAGAATTTGGTGAAGGAACTGCAGTTGTTGTGGGTAGTTTAGGTTCAAAAGAAGATTTTGCAGGAACTGATTTGACAGTAAATTTTGATAACAAAATACAAAACGCTCAAGTTAAACCAATTTTAAATATGGAAATAATTGACGGTTTTTATAATATAAAAATCAAAGGGTTTGTTAAAAAATTTAATACCGACTTATTAATTTTCTCAAATATTAACAAAGAAGTTTATATTTTTAAAAACAAAACTGTTGCTTTTAGTTCAAGTATGTTTAAAATCCCAACACAAGATTTAATTTATACTGTGAATTGATATTTATATAAAAATATCACTTCATGAATACAATAATAGCAGAACCATACAGAAGTCAACTATATACAAAAGTTAGACACGTACTCGGAGCACCAATTCGTTCAATTGAATTAGAAGATGAACAAATGGATTCAATCTTGGAATTTTCTATTGGGGATTATTCCCAATATGTTCAAGATTGGTTAATTGAATCACAATGGACTTCATTATACAATCTAAATTTAGATACTCAGTCTTTATCAAGAGCATTTGTAACTAAAAGTTTAGATTACGAAAATAGATACGCACAAGCATACTCTAAAATAGTTGGATTACAATCATCACCTCTTGGGGATTGGGAACTTAAAAAAGATTATATCACATTAGTCCCAAACCAACAAATTTATGAAATACCCGCAGGTCGTGAAATTAATGAATTATTATGGTTCACACCGGCAACATTAAATAATATTTTGTTTGACCCATGGAGTTTTGGAGCTTTAGGTGGTACAGGTATTGGAGGTCCAGGTGGTTTTGGCCAAATGGGCGGTTCTGGTTCATACTTTATGACATCGGCATTTGACATGTTATTAAGAATGCAAGAAATTAATATTCAAAGAAGAATTATTGGTGGTGATTTAACTTATCGAATTACAGGTTTACCTAATGGTAAAAAGGCGATTCATTTAATGCAAACGCCTGGTGGTAAGTTTGACTTTGGTAATTCATCACTACACCATTCACAAGTTTGGTATTGGTATTACGATGTCGGCCCTCAGGATAGAGATGCTTGTTTAGCCGCAAACCCTGATATTATTAAACTTCCTTCAGATGTTCCTTTCAACTCAATTGCTTGGTCAGATTTAAATGAACCAGCTCAACAGTGGGTTAGAAGATATTTTGTTGCAAGTTGTAAAGAAACATTATCAAAAGTTAGAGGAAAATATTCGGGTAACTTAAAGACACCTGACTCTGAGCTAACTATGGATTATGCGACTTTAGCAACTGAAGGTAAAGATGAAAAATTAAAATTAATTGAAGAATTGATTGGTGCCGATGGTAGATTAACAAGATTAAGACCTGAAAAAGTAATGGAGCGTGAGGCATTAATTGCTGAAAATCTTAATAAACAAATGAAGTTTAGAGCGTTCCCAAGAAATATGTATGTAATATAATTTTATGAGTATACAAAAATCAATTCCGATGAAACGTGTTATCGGAAACCAAGTATTAACTACTTCTGAAGTATGTATGATTTCAGATGAAAAATATACGACAGAAGGTGAAAGTGTCGTTATTACTAAAGAATTAGATGAAATTGAAATTATTTTAAATCATAGTAATACTGACCACGTAATAGTTAAGGCACTTACAAATACAAAAATTAAACCCATTGAGGGTTTGATTGATGAAGAGTATAGTGAAATTAATATTGAAAAAGGTGCTTGTGTTGAACTATATTACGCATTTGGTTCATGGTTTATAGTTTCCTCAGATGGGTTGAAACAGTCTTAAAAAGAAATATGTATTTTTAACATATTCCTTTTTTACTTAATAAATTTTTCCCACCCTTCTTCCGCAAAGTCGTAGATATGATTTGGGTCACCATTTATTGATTCCCAAAATTTCATTTCTTCAGGAGATATTGATAAAACATCCTCAACTTTATCTTGGTCACCCTCATTAAATGGAACACCGTTAATTAATTTACATTGTTCTTTGGTAAATAAACCTCTGTCTTTAGGGTCAGTAACTATTAAATTATTTCTAATTTCTTCATTGAATACAATCAATAATGGCTCAATACGTTTGTTGAAAGTGGCAACAGCTCTTGCAATGTTATATTCACCTGTCATAGTAGGATTATTTTCTAAATCTGAAGGTTCAATACGATAACAGTTTAATTGAACAACCGAATCCGAACTAGCAGCTTTATAAGCTACATCTGTTGGGATTCCTGTATTTGCCTCCTTGTTTTTAGCATCGCTACGAACCCAGTTATCTTCAGACCAAGATTTTTCCCAGCCATTACTTAGTAGGTACTGTTCTTTATTTTTATAATCAGATTTTTCGTTGTTTGAGAAGAATAAACTCATCTGTTCTTCCGACCAACCTTTTTTTGGTTGGTTTACTTTCTGAACATCTCCGTGTGACGCTTTAAGACCGTTATTAACATAAAATATTACATCACCCAAACTTACCGCGATACCGTCACGAATTGCAAGTTCCATATGGGCTTGTCTTGACATCATATGACCTGCTTTCGTTTTTTCATTTGAACGTTTGTTGTAATCGTCAATAGATAGTTTTACTTTCGCTCTTTGAGCAATCTTCATTAATGGGATTTGTTGGTTAAAGATTACCTCCAAATATTCATAATACCACTCAACAAATGCCTGTCCATTACCCTCAAGTAACATCTTAATTCCTTTATCCAAAAAGTCCTCAATATAAAGTGGTAGTTTCTTACTTTTAATTGAGTTACCTGTAAGTTTAATCTTACCATTATGTTCCATCGTTGCGTAGTTCTTACGAGCAATGTTCATACACGATTTCCAAGTTCCATCACAGTCAAGTCCCATTGCCCCTTTCATAAACATATCATTAAACTCGGCAACATCTGCGTCGTAACCTTGATATTCTTTACCTTCTTTAACCAACCAGTTATTACCTTTACCGATATATCTTCTATCATCTACACCACCTTCAGGTAAACTAAAATTGACCCCATCTGTGTCAAGTACCAGTGCAGTATATCCTTTTGATATGAAAAAATTCATCATCTGTCTCAAATACTGTCTTCCGGTGCATGTTATCATTTGTCCTTTGTCCATATCACCCCAGTGAAATACTTGAGGTGCCGACAACGCTCCAAATAGTGAGTTAATGAAAATCTTAATCGGTAATTGTTTTCTGTCGAATGATGTTGCCTGTTTCTTATCTATATCCTGATATTCTTTAGCCAAGTTTTTATACTTAATACGAGTATTACGGAAGTAATTTAACATTCCCTTCATTGCTCCTGTAATATCACAGGTCGGGAATACATCGTGAACAAGTTGTATTGAAGGGTAAAGTGACGAGAAGTCAAGTTTCAATACATCAGTAGAAAATCCTACTTTAAGTAAACGTGATAAACCACCAACAAATTCTGTCTTCTCATTCTTTTTAGGAATTGCTAACATGTTCTTATATGACCATGCTCTCATTTGAATTTCCCATAATGTTGCTGTTCCCATTGTTGAAACTCTTTCATATGTTGTTGGAACTAAAGATGCTAGTAGGAATGAACCTTGGTTAAATTCTTCATCAACCGTTAGGGTTTCTTCCAAGTCATCGTCAAGATATCGTTCAACCAAGTCATCACCTGTTGTCTTAATGTAGATACTTGAGTGTTTGGAACAAGCGTCATCAATCTTTGGGTCAACACCCACTTTCTTATATTTTCCGTTTTGTATGTTTAACCAAAACTCCTCTTTCTTTGAGTAGAACGGGCCAATGTCTGTGTGGTCAATGTAAACACGGTCAGGAGCTTCTGCTTTAATGTATTGGGTGATATACTTCAAACTCGCTGATTTGATGGACGAATTGATTGCCTGAGCCCTTCTAACGGCATGTAACGTGTCAATAACGTTATAACCCCACATGGACGTTTGATTAAATCTTTCAACTTCGTTTGCAAGTTTTAACATGCTCTCAGATTGTTTAATCGGGTTGATTGGATTTAATGTCTTGGCAATTTTCTTAATATCTAATTTTAAAGCTTTTGCTCTCTCAAAAATCCATAACCAGTCGAAGTTAAATCCATTATAAGATGCGATGATACTTGGCTTAAGTTCATCTATGGTATTAAAAAATTTAATAATACCTTCTCTTTCTTGGTCTTCATCTGAGCATTCGATTACTTGACTAAAACCTTTATTGGTTTTCATTCCTATCATAAAGATACGACCATCTTTTGGTTCTAATGCGGTCGTCTCTAAGTCAAATACAAATCTTGTGATACTGTTGTAATCATCAAATCCTTTAAATAATCTTTTTTCTTTTGTTACCAAGAATTGTTCAACAGGAGGTAGTATTAAAACTAATCCTTTTGTTGTTTCACCCCATGGGTCAACACCACCATCTCTAAAAAATTGTATTAATGAACGATAACCGTTTAATGATTTAACCATAAAGGTTAAACCTTTTTCTAATCTTTCGTTACCGTCTGTTCTTAATTTCTCAATGACAATTTTATGTTTTGTCATAGCCTCTTTTTGTAATGCTTTTGAGGATTTGTAGAAGTTTAACCCACGTAGGTCACCTACCCAAGCAAATGGGATGAAGGTATCTTTTTTAATCTGTTTTCCGTGAGTTGGGTGTTCGATAATTTTCCAAACACAATCTTTGACGTAATCGTATTCTACACTGACGATATATTTTTCGTCATCGTTCCCTTGAAGGAAATTTTCAATTTCTTCGTTTGATATCATAAAATTTAAAATGGTATATTTGCTTCCGAATTAAGGTCGGAATTTACCTTGTGGGTATAAGATTAACCAAATAAAAATTATAAGTCAAATAAAAAACCCCACTCTTTTGAAGTAGGACTATTGTGTTATACTTTTGGAGGAAGTAATGAAATCACTTCATTTACTAAAGTATCTAAAAGTGTTAAATTGATTTGGTCGTACTTAACTGAAAAAGATGTTTCTTCCTTTCTGTCTTCAGTTCCAACTCCTAAATATCTAACGTCACTACCTTCAAAAATGTGAATTACGTGGTAGTTTGTTAATGTAACACCTGTCGATGGTAAAAATGTTTTTACGTGGTCAACGAAAGCTGTAAGGCTAATTAACTCAGATGATTGAATTTTTTCATTATTATCATTCCCAATAATTTGAGTTTCTCCATAACCAAAAATGTGTATTGTTGAAAATTGTTTCATAGTTTTTTTATTTATAAAAAATATTGTTATCTTGTTTATTAGTAAATATTGAACAAGTCATATTTGAGGTAATAAAATAACCAACAATTATCAAGACATCATTTATGTTAGATAAATTAAAATTTAAAATGAATATTATTATGGTTTTACTGTAATTGTCCAACTATATGGAGAATTTTTAAGTAATAAATAATATGGGTTAGTTAATCCTCCAGTTGGGGACTCTGGTTGAGTTGCGGAAGTACCGGATAAATAAAGTGTTTTATTATATAAAGTATTTGCGGTAGCTATAGTGGCAACATCTTGTAAAATGTAATCTACCGCCGCAGTTTTAAGATTGGTATTTCTAAAATCTAAAAGTAACATATTGGTCATTGATGAGAATGTTTTTGTCCATCCTGTCAATAATGATGACCCCGCAATATTGAATGTTCTTAAAGTTGATGGGAAATTTCCTCCAAATATCTGTGAACTATTTGTAAAGTTATTACTTCCTATGGTTAAACTAGTTAAAGAAGTATGACCTGATAAATTTGTTGTCCCTGTCAATATATTATTGTATAAACTTATTGATGTGGCACCTGATGTATAATTAAAATCAAAATTGTTTAAAAGATTACTCTCAAAACTTATTGTTTTAATAGATGTTGGAAATTGTGTTGTCCATCCTGATAATCCAACACTATTCAGTAAAAATGTATTTAATGACGTTGCTCCTGTTAAAGATACTGACCATTGTGGTACAGACTGTAAAGTTGCTGATGAGTCACTCATATCAAAATATACACAACTTGTTGGGAAGTTACTTGTGTATCCTGTTATATCATTTGAATCTAATCTTAATGTTTGAATACTATTAGGGAATACCGGAGGTAATGATGTCAAATTATTTTTATCTAACCTTAACGTTGTTAACGATGTACACGCAGATATAGTATTTGTAAATGAACTTAAAACTAAATTACTATTTAAATCTAAATTAGTTAAATTCGTATTTGTCAATAAATCAATATCAAAATTACGGATTCTATTTGAGCTTAGAAGGGCTTGTTGAGCTGATACTGGTAATGTATAAGTCCAACCTGATAATAATGTATTACCATAAACATATATATTTTTAAGACCTGTACAACCTGATAAATAATTGGTTACTGTAAATGTTGGTAATGAAGTATTATTTATTACAAAGAAATCTCTAAATGTTGAACCATTTGGAACTGTTACATTTAAATTAGTTAAACTATTATTACCGTATAGATTTAAAGTTCTAAATGAACTACTTCCTGAAAAATTATAGGTGAAACCTGACATATCAGAATTATTAATTAATAATTCTCTAAAACTTGGTAATAATGCTAAGTTAGTTGTCGGAGTAAATTCAAAATTTTGAGAACCAGGTGCGTTTGTACTATAGATATAAAAATCAAGAAGTGAGTTAGGTAAACTAGAACTAAAATTGGTTAAAGTTGTATTTGATAATAACACTTTAGTTACTAAGGTAAATGCACTAAACGTGTATGAATTTTCAATAATATCTGAAATATTATATAAATTAATTTCACAAATATTATTTGTAGACGTTACGGATGAAAGTTGGAAATTTTCAAATGTCGCAGTATATAAGTTAGAATCATACGTATGATTGTACGAATATGCTGAAAATGATGGTGAATATGGTGGATTGGTAATATTAACAGGAAGTGTTGATGTATCACCCCAATTAATATTAAAACTACTATTAGGAGCCGTGTTAAAAGATGCAATTAATGGGTTTGTACCAACAATATTTTTTACTTGAAAATACGGAGGGATTGGAGGAACTGTTGTTTGAGTTGGAGTAATAGTTGGTGTTGGTGTATTGGTTTTAGTTACGGTATTTGTTGGTGTTGGTGTATTGGTTTTAGTTACGGTATTTGTTGGTGTTTGAGTATTAGTTGGTGTAGGTGTTGGTGTTGGTGTTGGTGTTGGTATTATTGTTGTAAAAGATGAAGTTAAACAAGATGGTACTTGTGACGCTCCATATACTGGATGTCCTGTATTACTAACAAATGTAATGTTATAAGGTGAATTAGTATTAACAGAATACACATCACCTCCCCCTGTCGCCACATAAATATTCCCCGAGTTTTCAAATATTCCCCAAGGGTCAACAACAGTTGGGTTAAGAGTTATAGTTAACTCTAAATTACCTGTTAAATAATCATACTGTAATAAATATATATTAATACTTTCATTAGTTGTTACTAAAAGTTTATTATTAGTTGTTAACAAAATATCACCAGAAACAGAGTGTCCTATAGGTAAATCAAATTTATATGTTGAAATAGGTGTGTTTGTTGTAATGTCCATTTCATAAATTGATTGTGGAACATACCCGTTTGTAACAATAAGTGTTGTATCATTTATTACTCCTAATCCAGCACCTATTGAAAATGGGAAATTTAAATCTCTACTATAAGTTGCTGTAAATGGATTTAAAGTAATATTCCATTCTCTAACAGAGGTATAACTTGTTGTCCATAATTTATTTTGAGTGTGACCAATATCAATATTATAAATTGTATAAGGTACTGGTAATAACGTACTAGTATTTGTACTAAAGTTATAACTATAGATGTCATAAATATTGTCAACATAAATTACTGAACATAAAGGAACAACTAACGCTCCTGAGCTTTGAGTAACTGTAGGGGTTGGAGTTTTTGTTGGTGTTATTGAAATTGTCGGAGTTTGAGTTGGAGTTTTAGTTGGGGTTGGGGTTTGAGTTGGAGTTTTAGTCGGAGTTGGAGTTTTAGTTGGGGTTTGAGTTGGAGTTTTAGTCGGAGTTGGAGTAACTGTAGGTGTGATAGTTGGGGTTGGGGTTTTAGTTGGTGTTTGAGTATTAGTTGGTGTAAGTGAAGGTGTTAGTGAAGGTGTTGGTGTTGGAGTTTTAGTTGGTGTGATAGCAGGTGCTTTACAACATGGTCTATCAATAATATAAGGGTCATTAGACGGATAAGAGTAAGAATTTAAACTAAAACTACTAAGAACACTTACATAAATTTTTTCAGGTAATGGTATAATAACAATACCCTGAGATGATTGTTTTAAAAACTGAACTAAAAACTTACCTTCATTTTTTGTTTCTTTACTTGTAAATTGGTAATTCACATAATAAGTAATATCTAAAGGGTTAACAGTAGATGCGCTTGTTGTAATATAACATTCTTTAGACGCTACAATATATTTATTTTTAATCTCATCATATACTGAAATTAAAATTGTATTACCCGAAATATTTTCATTTAAACCAAAATCACTTCTTCCATTTTTTGATATCTCAATTTGGAAAATTGGTAACGTTGAATTTTTCTTAATAAACCATTCCATATTAAATAGATACGTGACTATCACCAATTTTTATTGTAAGTTTTTCTCTGATTGGTAAAATATAAGTTCCTGTATCAGTAATAAAAACAAACTCTCCTTCATAAAGTCCTTCTCTATTTGTATCTATTGAAGTGAATTTATAATAAACATAGTATTCTGTCTCAGCATTTGGGTCAATAAATGTCTTTTCAACAAACCCCCCTTTCATATTTAGAATCTTATATCCTCCTGTCTTAACATCTATCATGGAAAAATAAATCAACGAGTTTTCTATCAATGACATAAACTCTGTTATGTCAGCAATACCATCTTTAACCACTTGCATTTTAAGAACAGGTAGTGTTGCTCCTTTGTTAATAAAAAATTCCATAGATACTTTTTTTATAAATATCTAAAATCAGCATTCTTTTCTTAACTCTGCGGAATAGTGTTCAAATCTATCGTGTTCAGTTGGGGTCATAAGAAGAATACCTGGGTTTAATTTACCCTGAACTGTCTGTTGGAAGTTGTGAGACATAATTGTTTGCTCAAAAGGTGACTGAAACTTTGTTTCTAAATAACATTTATAACTTCCTTCTTTTGATAATAAAATTGGCCAGTTACATATATAAATTTCACCTGACGCATATGGAATACCTTTGTGTGATTTAATTTCTTTAAACTGTGTTCTTGGAGCATTTGGGTCAAACCCCATTTGCGGTAATCTTTTGTTTTTTGGCCAATGTTGTTCTCTAAAATGTTGTGGAACGTTATACCACGCAAATTGTATATCATTCGACCCGTAAAATTCACTAAAGTTTAATTTTAAAAAATCAAATTTTTCTTTTTGAATTATTTCTAACGTTTTGTAATAAAAGTCTTTTGAATATCTTGAAAAACCATTTCTACATACTGATTGTTCCGTTGTATAAAAAAACATGTCATCTTCAAAAAATAACATATAATCTAAACTTGTTTCTTCAAAATGTTCAGCAATCCATTGTCTACCACCCGTTATACCTAAATTATCTTTTTTGATATGTTCAAATCCATATTCTTCACAAATTGTAATGTATTCTTCAGTTGTTGATAAATCAGTTGAATTATCTAAAAGATATTTTTGTGTTTTATCAATATAATTTCTATCAAATTTTAACATTGAATCAATCAGTGTTTTAAATTGTTTTGGTGAATTAAATGTTATGACGTAAAGAGCGACTTTATTAATATCAGTTTCTTGTTCAACTATTTTATACTCACTCTTTTTAACTAATTCATCATTTTTTAAATCTTCAAAAAACTTTCCAAATAATCCATTTGATTCAATTTCAAAATAATTTACAAATTCAGTTAACTTATAAATCATAATTGAAAATATTGACTCCTCGGTTCCCATATAACCCTGTGATAAAGTTTCATTCAATAAATTATAATACTCACCATTAATGTGTGATATCGTTTCTTTTGGACCTCCAAATAACCCTCCACGAGCAACCTTCTTTACATCGTCGTTAGCCCAATTGTTAATTGATGGATATGAAAATCCATGTATTTCATTATTTGCTTCATATGGGAAACAAACAAATGTGAATTTATCAATATGTTTGCTTAAATTATTTAAAACTTTATCGTGTGTAAAATATCCTGGATGAACCGTGTTTGTTAATCCTGCATCAATCCAAAATAAAAATTGTGAATCAAACTTATCAAAAATCCTTGCATCATTTAATAAAAACATTTTGGACATAACAAGAGGATTATAGATTTCTAATCTGCCTTGTGTTGACTCCTTTAACCACCCTGATTGATTATACCATTCAGGATTTGTTCTTATCTTTTGAATTTTATCATAAAACTCATTCTGTATAAACCAACTCTTATCTCTTAAAATAAATTGAGTATTACTTTGTTCTCTCCTTTCCCAAACAAATTCTTCCAATTCTTTTTCACCAAAAATTATTAAGTTTTCTTCAACCTTTAGTAGTTGTTCAAATTTTTCTAAATAGTGTGAAAAAGAACGAGACCAACCTTCTTCAAGATTTTCTCTTCCAATATTCCACAATCCTGTAACTAATGTAATATTACTCATTCTGTATGTCTAACTTTATAGATTATGTAATCAACAAATTCGCTTTCAAACATTTGGCCTATTTCTTCATAAAAAATAACATCACCAAAAACATCTTCTTGGAACATTGGTAGATTGTGTGTATTTGGAATTACTCCCATACATTTACCTACATTACCTCTTGTGAAATCTTTTAATCTCCAATTAACATCCCCTAACCAATTGTGTTTGAATATATATAATTTGTTTTTATCTTTAACAGTTTCTTTAATTACTTTAAATGCTTCTTCGGTGTATCTATCGTCATCATCGGCAAACATAATAAAATCACCTTCTAATGAGTTAATATTTTCATTAATTAATGGATGTCCGTATTTCCACTTTTGTTCCCCTTGATTTAATATGTGATTAATTTTGAATTTAAGCTCATATCTTGATAATACTTCTGAGACAAATTCGTGATTAATATCAGATATTATTGTAAAAATATCTGTTGGGTCTAATTGGTCTTTGAACGACTCAATCAATCTTGGTAGGGTTTCTCTACCAATAGAAGTACAAACAATATTGAGACTAAACATAACACTTCTCCTTTACATATTTTGTCTCGTCATAAATGTCTAAAATGTCTAAAAACGCCTTTTGTAAATCTAACCAATCACCAAACTCAAATGCGTAACATTCATCTAAATGTCTACCTGTAAGGACTGTAAGAACCTCTTGTTCACTAATAAGTTGATTATGTGTTTCTAAATAACTTGTAAAAATGTTTAAATATCCGTCTAAAACATGTCTAACTTTTTCTGACGTTCCACCAAATAGACATCCAGGAACAACTTTTAATTCAACACCGAATAGTTGATTAAACTTGGCAACCGTTTCATAATTCATAACAATTGAGTTACCTTTCAAATGGATAAATCCATGTTGATTTATCTTATCAACCACCTTATCCAAAAAGTTTTTTGAGTTAATTAACGGAGCCATATAATCTCTCCATCCATCGTGGCATGAAGTTCCAATTAATCCGGCATCAATCCAAAAGATATTATCACAATCATGTGACTCATCAATTAAAAATTTAAGTTTGTTTAATACAACTTCTAAATAATTGTTAACACAATAAATTCTATCGTAATTAATACCACCCGATAATTCTTGTGTTCTAATTCTATCAATCAACTCACAAGCTTCAGATGTATTTAATTCTTTAAACTTGAACTCAACATTTGGAAAATTAAATTCATACTTTAAATTAAACTTATCATACGAATTTTGGTCTGTGTAAAATACGTAATGATATTCAGGGTGAATAATATTTTTTATGGTCGCAACCAATAATGGAAAGTTTTTATATCTTTCACTGTTAATTCCGTCAACATATTTTAATTCGTAAATTGCTGAGATTACTTTAGTACCATTTGTCATGTTCGGCGTAAATAATGTTTAAAGATTTATTTGAATTATTTCCAAGCTCTATCCCATTATAAAGTGATGAAAAACACATTTCGTCAATATTACCTGCGGGTATATTTCGTAACCCGTCATTTTTTTTATGTTCAATACATTTGTCCCATGTATCCAAAAATTGGATGAATTTATCTTTCTCAATATCCAAATACTGAATACAATCTTCAGGCATAATACCCAATTTTTCCTTGTCGGTTACAAAATCAAAAATACCTTCATAATGTAATAACCTTCTACCCAATTCACTATTAGATTGGATTTGTTCTAAAAAATTATAGGTAACAGGTCCTGAAACTGAATTTTCAATAAATGAATTTAATATATTTTCCTCGTTAAATAATGAAGGGTTAACCCTCATATCAGCATCTACCAATATAACTTTGGTAAATCCTAAACTAACCGAAGCTCTAACCGCATATCGTTTAACTGAAAAATCAAAATCATAATAGTTTTTTTGATAATCAAGATAATGTGAGTTAAATTCATTAACATTAAATGTTTTTACAAAATTTTTCTTTGTTATCATCTTCTCATTATCAGTTAAAACAACCAATGAAGGTTGATAAGGTAATAATGATATATCATCAATAAATCGGTTTACTTGTCCGTAGTAACGTTCACCGAAACAAAATGTTGCAAATGTAAAACTCATAATTATAAATTTCCTGTTATTCTCTCACACCAATCTTTTGACTCCGAATGTGGCCAAACCACCCAATATTTTGGTTTTGAATCTGTTAAGAACTCTCTCCAAACTTTACAATATTTATCAGGGTCATTCATCATCATTTGAATTTCATTTTTATCAGCATCTTGTCTGTAAATGGTTTCATCTTTTTCATTATGAAACGCAACAACCCAAAAGTCGTAATCTTTTTCAGGAACTTGTGTAAAACCAATATCAATACAGTGTTTAAAAACAGATGTAAATGATTTTAACCATTCCTCCTCTGAGTTGAAGTCATATGGATTGGGTGGATAACCTTTATCTAATGTATATTGTTGAACGGCTCTCTTAGAAAATAATAACCCTGAATATTTTTCATAATCTCTTAAACTTCTAACCTCACCAAAACCATACTTACCGTGATTCATATTTTCCTCATCATCCATACTAAATAAAGAACGATTCTTTTTATGAGCAAAATTATTCTTATCTACCCACTGAGAGTCATCATCCCATTGCTTGACACGTCCCTTTCTTGTGTATTCATGCCAAATCAAAACTTTATGAGGGTGAAATAAATCATATCCATGAGTGTAAGCTCTTGCAGCAATTGATATTTCCTCACCATGAAAATAAAACTCAGGGTCGTGTTGAACTTCTTTAGCAAATTTTCCTAATGTAAAACAAAAGTGCGCGGAATAAAATCTTGCCGTTACAGGTTCAGTTAAATTCTGCCATCCTGGAATTGTTTCAGGTAAAAAGAAAACAGCCCCTTCGGGAATAAATCTATCAAACGCCATTCTCCATGGCTCCTGTGTTCTACTATTTGGGTCATTATCAGGGTCAAAAGATGATACATATCCTGTCAATAATGGTTTCTTATAACCCTTATTCTGTAAGTCCTTAACCATTTTAATCATCTCAACATCCCAATTGGGGGCAAACCTCATGTGTGAGTCAATTTGAAGGGTATACGATTCTTTGTCGTATACCTGTTGAATTTGATTGCGAGCCCAACAAGCACCTTTTGACTCATTGTATGGGATATCTAAAACTCTAAATCTTTCATCACCTGAATATTCAGATAAGTCATCAAACTTATCATCAGGGTGATATTGCCGAGCAATACCAAAAACCAAATTGTTTGGTTTTTTAGCATTTTCTAAAGCGGATTTAATTGTTGGAATTAATTGGGGGTCTCTATATGACGCGATTTGAATGAAAATTTTCATAATCAAATCTTAATTAAAAATTAAAAAATATAAATTATTTTTTCTTTATTTTCACGTATTTGTACCACAATCTTTCGTGGACAAAATAAATAACGGGTTTTAATGTTAACTCACCGATACCTAATAAAGAAGACATTTCTAAAGATACTCCACAAGAGAGGGCAACTAATACTGTAGTTAATGTTCCAAGTAGTCTATAAGAAACTGTTTTTAAAATATGACGAAGAAGAACTGTTTCTTCTTTTAATGTTGTAACATATGCGATGTTATCAACAACCTTACAATGTCCTTCACAACTGATATGCCATTTATATTCACCTAATTCAGGCATCCAATCTTTTGTTGTTGACGTATGACCATCAATAATAATCTCAGACACCAATATTTCATTTCCATTTTCAATTAATCTCCATCTGTCTTCATCGGATGTTGATTTTACATTGAATCTAATTTGAAATTTTTTGATTTTATCTTTCATAATTTTCCTTGGGCTCTTAATTCTTCTCTAATTTTAGTTGCAGAAATATCGTGTATTTCTTGAGGTGGAACTCTTTCAATAATATTATAACCAACACCTCTACCAAATTCAATAGAACAGATATCAGGAATTATCATAACTTTAACCTTGTCTCCCATATCAAAATAATGTTCTTCAATATTCTTTTTAACTTCTTCAGCACTATATGGATTTTTCTCATCGGGTTGAATGTCTCTAATACAAATTAAAACATTTTTACCTTCATCCATTACCTGTTGAAACAACGATTGATGCCCTTTATGTAAAGGTTGCCATCTTCCCACAAACATAGCGTATTGTCCGTCTTTTGCAGGTAGTGATGACTCTACGTGAATTTTTTTATCCCAAGTATTCATTTGTTAAATGGTATTAAATCAAGACATTCGTCTATTGTTTTATTTGTTGTATCAATATCAATAAAGTTTTCCGTTGGAACTTCATATTCTTTAACAAAATTTTGTTCTCTACCTCTAATTTCAGTTGTATGAACGTAAAGTTCAACAACCTCATTAGTTCTTTTTAATGAGTCTCTCATTTCTTTGTATGGAGCAACTACCGAGATAACTACGGTAAATCCTTTGTGGTCTAAAAAACGAGCTAAATCTATAACAGATTGAATATTTTTAACTCTACCTTCGAATGAATAATCAAAATTTTGGAATAGTTCTCTTAAACCATCTCCGTCAACATTAATACAAGTATCCGAGCACTTCTCAATAAGTGCGTTTGCTAATGTTGTTTTTCCAGCCCCTGGCTGACCTGTAAACCAATAAATCATAAGTTTTTTTGATAATTAAAAATTTCGTAAAACCACTGGTAATTATTATAAATCCAATCACTCACATCTTGTCCTAAAACTTTATTTGCTGATGATGGTGTAAGTTCCAAGCTCTTTCTAATAGTATGGTCACCAAACATACCATAAATCTCGTCATCTTCTTTGGTAACTTGTTCAATATTATCAAAATCGTGTTCAAAAAAGGGAATTTCTAAATAATTGTAAATCTTTAACATTGTTGCCTCAGGATACAAACATAAATCTTCATATCTAATAAATAATATTTTTTCATTAATACCTTGTCTGAATATCTCACCTAATCTTTCAATCGCCATTCCAACAGGTTGTGAGTTAGCCCAAACATCAATTCTCTTTGGTGTTGTTGTTCCTTTAAGTTCCGCATGATTTACAATACCCATATCTTTATACTGACTTTTACGAAAGTTCTTTTCCATAGAACAAAAGATATCACGTAAATCTCTTACCATACAGATAATTTTTGGTTCAGGGAATACTTCATTTAAAAAACCGTAATGAACCCCCCATCCTCTACTCTTATCAACAACATATTTTTTATCAGTAATTGCAGTAAAGAAACCTTCAACACCTTTTTTACAAAAAGATAAGTAACCTTGTTTCATTAGTTCGGTGTCCTGCGCTTTAAATTCAGGTGATGACGAATAATTTGCTCTTGCTCCATAGATTAATTCTAATACCCCACTTGTTGGTGTTGCGTAGACATCGGGATTTTGAGCTAAAATGTTTTGTAACATTGTGCTACCAGCTCTTGGTAGTGAACTTTGAAAGAATAATTTTTCCATTATATAATTGTTTTAATAAATTTCCAATAATCAGGACCTCCGTATGACGTACAGATTTCCTCACCGATTTCAATATCACGATTTGACACAAAATAGTAAAGAGCTGAGTTAGAATCACAGGTCCAAAAAGCGTTATTATTTTCACTATGATTGTAGATACAACCATAACCTAAAGGAATTGCGAAATGTGTTGGATTTTGACCACAGGGATAAGAAAATCTATATTTTAAAAGAACATCATTTAAATCACCCAAATCTGTCCTGAAAAAAATTGCATAACAGGTTTCAATGATTTCGTCTTTATTAATTTTTTCTTTAGCAAAAACACCCAATCCATGAATGTGAGACGCTTTTATTTCTATCTTTTGTGGGATAGGTATATTCATATTAATCTTCTAAAGATTGTAATACATCCTCAACACTAAAAATTTCTTCTTCTGAGTTATATGGGAATTCCATTGGTTCCCCTAAAATGTTAAACTGATTTAAATAAGATAATTTAAGTTCAGGTTTCTTTGTAAATTTGTTGTGAACAATATTTTTGTTAAGTCCATAACCAAATACTTTTGGTGAGTTTGCAACCCACAATACTGTTGAGGACATTCCTAATGCTGATGCGGTATGTTGCGCAAAACTGTCCATGAATAATCTTTTTGAACTCATTGTGATAACTATTGATATCGCTCTAAAACTATCTGTCAACTGAACGGTATCTCTTAATGCCGGTTGGTCATCTCTTCTAATATGGAAGATGGTGTAAGCATATTTTAATTTATCAACAACTTGTTGTGCGATATTATGAGGAATATCTCTTGCCCAAGAATACTTCATATTTTGTTCAATACCACCATTGGTTTGAATTACCATAATTGGTTTGTCAGTGGTGTATTTTTTAGAATAAAATTGTTGTTCTCTTTCGGTGATGAAAATGTTTGTTTTTTCACCGTCGTATTCCAAGTCAAACAACTTACACCAAGTTTGAATTACGTGTTCTTCATTTTTAAGATGTTCTGTATCAAGATACGGGTCGTGAGCAAATATTTTAAAGTCACCATTTTCAATGTAATCTGAGTAGAAATATTTGTGTTCACCAAAAGCATACGCTCTGTCAACAAATGGATTGTTTAAAAATACGTCAGGATAACCTGACACAACGATTAGTTTTGATTCTGGGTATTTCTTTTTTAGGATTTCACAAATGGCGGTTCCCATTACACATTTACCAATACCACCATTTATTTGAAAAATAATATTCATAATTAATTTTTTTTAAAAAAATAAAATAAAAATATTATAAGTAAATTAATCAGAGTTGAAATAAAAAAGTTTGGTCTAAACCTGAAAAATAAAAATAAAAATTATTTGAACAACAATTAGTCAATTGTGATGTTGTTGCGGAATATGGGAATGTTCCACCTGATGTTACATGATATCGTGGGTTCATTGAGTCAACATAATAATATAAATCAAATGTATATGCCGATAAATTTGTAGATGTAAAAGAAAGAGTTGTACCACTTTGAGTTCCAATAATGTCATCAATAATTACATCACTACAATCAGGACATCCGTAATCAAAAAGTAAAAACGGATTTTTTAAGATATCAAAATTGTGTATAACTTCAGGATAACTTAATGGTTCAGTATACATTCTAAATTGAGAAATCGCTCCGTCAAAAGAACCTCCAAATGTTGGTTCAATTAAAATATTTGTCGTTAATTCCGACAGTGATGTCCCCGATAATGTTTGATTTGGCATAACCTCAGGGTCTTGGATATAAGTTAAACCTGTTAAAGATGTTGGACATCCTGAAAAAGTTAAACTCTCTCTTAATCCTTGTGTTCCACCACCCCAAGAAATATTAAAAGGAACCCCTAATTGTTTTTCTTTTTCGGTATTTAACGCTCTTGGAATAACTTCTTCAAACCCATTAATAACATAAAATAATCTTCCGTTAACATAAATCTTTAAAACACCCAATCTATCTTCTCTTTCAATTAACCATCTCTCATTAAGATTAACAATTTCCACTTGTTCTGCAGGAGCCGAACCCTCATGTGTAATTGGTGGTTGAATAAGTAATATACTATTATTTGACAAACTATCAACATACTCAGTATCACTAATCAACCCTAACCCACCTCTGTAATATAAATCACAAGTATCATAATAAGTGTTTCGTTCCCATACACAGTCAATTAAAAACCAATGTTCTTTATTTAAATAAAGAGGGTTATCCGTTGAACAATAATTAAAAATTGTATTGGATGAACAATATTCTGTAATCGTATACCCTGTTTGATACGTAATACCTGTCGTTGCACAAGTACCCGTTGTTACACAACCTCCAGTAAAAGTTAAAACTTTAACACAAACTTTTGGATTGGCAGGGTCACCAGATAGTCTTAAAGAAAACGAATTAGACATTGAGTCGTATAACGGGTCTTTATCATTATTTGGGACTTGTGTGGTTGCATTACACCCACAATCACAAGTAGTGTTGTGTTGTGCAGTATAAACTAAAGGTTCATAAACTTCAACACATCTTGAATTTGTAACACCTGTATTTGAACACTCACAAGTTTTTAAACACCCTTCTAAAACACCAGTAACTCTTGTGTATCCACTATCAGAGGCAGGTGAACCTGAGGCATGATGATAAAATTTATTTTCAGCTCTTGTCCCAAAGTAAAAAAAAGTATTTTTATTTTCAGGGTATGTTAAATTTAAAGTTGTTTGAGCGGATGTTGGGGTAAATTGGTCTTCCTGTCTTGCTCTTAATAACATTTCAACAGTCCATCCTTCGTTTGTTCTATTTGGAAATGTTTCATAGTCATAACCAAATAACTTAAAAAACCCCTGATAAAACCCACCATAGAGTTGATTATATACACCAATAGTATTACCTGTTTTGGTTACAATATTATAAACCGTTTCTTTTGTATTTCCTGAAAATCTTTGATTAGGTGGATTGGTATATCCTGTAATACTAATTAATTTTTGTCTCCTATCGTAATAATACCTATTCCATTTACTACTACCCGTAAACAACCCCATAGTATAATTAATTGTCTCACCAGTCATTTGAGGAACCAACCCATTATCAATACCTGTCAATCCAATATCACATAAAGTTGATGCGGTTAAGCAATTCAAATTTACATTTTCAGGATTATAATAATTTAAAGAAACTAATGTATTGGCAGATAAAAATTGACCATATGTTATTGTAAATTGTTGTGATGAACCACTATTATTTAAATCAAAATAAATTGGTAATCTATTACCATCATTTTGAGCAATTAAGTCGGTTGAAAATATCACCTCTTCATTATAATCCCTTTCGTCAGACGCAAGACAAATATCAAAAATCTTACGAACAGGTTTAATGTACCACTTATTAAAATTGTATTGATTTATATTCTGTTGAGCCATTGTATTGATAAATAGTTAAATCAAAGTATTTATATGTAAAATACCAAATGGAATTTAATAAAGAATACTTTAGTTCACCATATTACTTCTATATCAAAGAGGGTAAAGATAGTATTTCCGTTTATTTTAGTGTTTCAAATACTTTAACTGAAGCTAGAAAAAAAGACGAAATTGTAAAATTTAATAAAAAAGACAAAGAAGAAGTTAAAAAAACAATTTCAAAAATTCAAAAAGAAAAAAAGTTAAAAAATAATTCCGACGTTAAAAAAACTTTAAATAAGAAAAAAGATGAGTTAGAAGAACTAGTTGACTATGATGGCTCTTTTTTAAGTTCCAAAATTCCAATTTATAATCCATACCTTTCGCCAAAAGGCACAATGGACCAAGAGGTTGTTGCAACAAGACAAACAAACAATCCTATAACTCGTGGATATCGTGTATATTGGGGTGAGGGTGAAGAAGAAACAGACGAGGTAATTAATGAAACTGATTTTTCAGATGCATTTGGTTATGAAGAAACAAAAGACAAAAATGGGCCTGAAACATTTAAAACATTTGTAAAAGAATTAGGTTTAGATAAAGAGGAAGCCGCCGATAGAACAAGACAACAAGGTAAAGAACCTGACGCTAAAAAACATAGAAGAAAATTAGAACAGGTACCTAAAAAAATTAAAAAACAAAAAGGTTTTATTGATAGAATGACCATTTCTGAAAAAGAAAATTTAGAAGAAGAAAAGAAAGCCATGATGAAAAAAATGGTTGAGGATATTGTTCTTAAGAAAAAATCAGGTGATAAAGAAGTGTCAAAAAAAACAGGTTTAAGTAAAATTCTAATGAAAAATTTAGAAAACATAAAAAAATTGGCAGACAAAGAAGGTATTGAAATAAATGACTTGGTTAAAATATTAAAAAAATGAATAGTGAAATATACGGAAACCAATACCAAGTCCCACAAGATGTTTTGAATTCGTTAGAAAACCATAAAGACGAAACTACAATAAATAATATTTTCACCAAAGGTTATTTAACATATCAAAATATGAAAAAAATACTTCATGATATTGATAATGGTAAATTTGGTGATAAAGATTTAAGTACTTTAAAATCATTTATAACACAAAATTTAGGTTCAGATAGAGGAAGTGTTCATAGACAAAAAAGAGACGCAAGTGATTCAGGTATGCAAAATCAATTTTTGTCGGCGCACTCAAAAAATGACCCAAGAAATATAACTGATAAACCTCATTCAAAATTATACGAAAACTATAATAAAGAAGTTGTTGACAGTTTGAAAAGAATAAACGAAATAATGAAAAAATTATAAAATTATGGCTTCAAAAATTCCAATTGATTTAAATCAACCGGCAAATACTTTAAGCTCAATTGCCGATAAAGTAAGAAAAGATTTGGTAGTTAAAAATGATTATCAATTATCTAAAAATGAATATGGTGTAACTAACCCTGACGCAATTTCTGATGGAGATGGTAAAGGAAGAGGAACAGGAGTATTTTTAGATATCTTCAATGGTGGTACATCAACCGACCAAGTCGCAAAAGTTGATAACATAAAGTTAAATAAATATAGCTCAAAAAATCCTTACAACACGCCTTCGACACAATGAAGCTTTACAACGTAATAAAACAACTTATTTTTGAAGCAAGTAGCGATGAAATAACTAATGCAATTAAAAATAAACATTTAGTTACAATTTACTACAATGGTAAAGATAATGGGGGTAAAGGACTTCGTGTTATTGAACCTTTTTGTTACGGAACCTCAAAAAGAGGAAATAAAGTAATAAGAGCTTGGGAAAGAGAAGGTGCGTCACATACTGCAACCATAGGAGACCAACCATTACCAGGTTGGAGATTATTTAGGGTTGATAGAATTGGTAATTTTTCAGTTGACCCAAGAGATAAATTTGATATAGTTCGACCAAATTATAATCCTGATGATAAAGGAATGGTAGGACTAAAAGTTTGTACAAAATTTGAATTAGAAAATGAATGATTTAATGCAAAAATTAATGGTGTCTAAACAGATAATGGATAGACATAATGAAATGGATAATGGAATTAGTCCAAAAAAGTCAACTCAACAACAATTAGTTAGAGAGTATGATGAAACTCCATTATCAGCGTCTTATAACATACCTGAAGAATTTTTATCTTCATCACCTCAAACACCAAAAGCACAGCCTGCAGTAATGACTGAAGATAGAATTAAAAATTCTAAACTTCCTGACTCAATTAAGAGACTTATGATGGAACACCCAATTCAACAAGCTCAACAATATCAGACAACAATACCTGATGATATTATTGAAAAGGCATCAAGATTAATGGGTAATAAAAAAGAAATTGTTGTTGAAAATAACACCCAATCTAAAACTCAACAATCTTCGTATGGTTTAAGTGCTTCTGACATTAAAAAAATTGTTAGAGAAACTGTTGAAGAAGTATTAAGTGAAAATGGATTAATGGTTGAGTCAACTCAAAAATCTAATGAAGTCATGACTATTAAAGTTGGTAAACACATTTTTGAAGGTAAAATTTTAAAAATTAAAAAAGTTCAGTAACATATTTTATATATCAAATTATTGTCCCCTTTATGGGGACTTTTTTTTTATTATAGTCATTCCATTTGATACAACAGGACTATTATGGGAATATGATGAAAAAAAACTTGAATTAATAAGAAATTTTGGTTATAATTTAAAAGTTGTTTGGGAAGATGATTATAAATCGGATAAAACAATTATAAATAATATTATCAATAGATATGACACAAAATTCAAGTATGCCCCCAAGCCGTCGCGAAAAGATTAGGATATTAGTTATCCCATCTGATGGTACGGGGGTTGGTTAGGTAGATTTCGTTCAATAACCCCCCACACTCATTTACAATCCAAATATGGTGATGATTTCCATGTAGATATTGAGTTTAATCCTGATTTAAACGATTTAAATTATTTTAAACAATATCAAATTGTTCATTTCCACCGTTCATTAGGACAAGACATGGATTTATCCATTCAAGTAATCCCAATTTTAAATGCCATGGGTATTATAACAATTGCCGATATTGATGATTATTGGTTACCAGGAAAAGAACATCCACTTCACCAATTAATTGTTCAAGAAAAAATACATGAAAAAATTGTTAATAATTTAAAACTTGCTAAATATGTTACGACAACAACTGAAATATTTGCAGATGAAATTCGTAAGTTTAACAAGAATGTTGTAATTTTCCCTAACGCGATTGACCCAAAAGAAGGACAATTTAATGAGCCAACAGAAGAATCTGATTTAGTTAGAGTTGGTTGGTTAGGTGGCTCATCTCACTTACATGATTTAATGTTACTTGATGGTATGGTTTCAAAACTATCCGATATTAAAGATAAATTACAATATGTAGTTTGTGGTTTTGACACTCGTGGAATGATGACTGAAATTAATCAACAAACAGGCGAACAAACAAGAAGACCAATCAAACCTCACGAAACAGTATGGTATGACTATGAGAAGATTTTTACAAATAACTATTCTATTATTTCACCTGAATATAAAAATCATTTGGAATTATTTGTGGAATCACCATTTGAAAATGAAAAGAATTTACCATATAGAAGGGTATGGACTAAACCTGTCACATCTTATGCACGTAACTACTCAAAATTTGATATATCTTTGGCTCCAATTAAACAACATATGTTTAACAAGGTAAAATCACAACTTAAAGTTATTGAGGCAGGTTTCTATAAAAAAGCATTAATTGCAACCAATTATGGACCTTATACAATTGATTTGAAACACTCAATGAAAAATGGAGAGTTTACTGATGGAAATGCTTTATTAGTAGATGACGCAAGAAACCATAGTGATTGGGCGAAATACATTAAGAAATTAGTTCAAAACCCAAACATGAGAATTGACATGGGTGAAAGATTATATGAACACGTTTCACAACGATACAGTTTAGATGTAGTAACAAAAACAAGAGCAGAATTTTATTTAAGTATTGTTTAACCATAAATTATTAAAACAAAATGATAAAACACCCATTACACAAAATTTTATTTATTGACATTGAAACTGTTGGAGTTTCAAGTAATTATGAAAATTTCAAAAAAGATTACCCTGAACTTCATTTCCAATTTATTAATTATTTAGATTGGTTTAAAAAAAGGTTTCCTGAAGATAGTGAATTAAGTTTAGACGAAATATTTGTTAATCGTGCAGCTTTAGTTCCTGAGTTTTCAAAGATTGTTTGTGTTTCAGTAGGATTCGTTGACCCAAAGGGTGATATTAAAAAACAAAGTTTTTTTAACTCAGATGAAAAAGCATTACTTAAAGACGCTAACACATTATTAAATCGTGTGGATAAGTTAGGGTTTATTCTTTGTGGACATAATCTTAAAAACTTTGATATTCCTGTATTGGCGAAAAGAATGTTAATTAATGGTATTTTACCATCATCAATACTTCCGTCTTATGATACCAAACCGTGGGAGATTAAAGCAATTGATACCAAAGAAATTTGGCAGTATGGACAATTTGGAGCTATTAGTTCATTAGAATTAATGTGTGTATCATTAGGTATTGAAAGTCCTAAAAACATGGAAGTGACAGGTAATAAAGTTCATAACGCATTTTGGAATGAAAACAAATACCAAGAAATACAAGAGTATTGTGAAAAAGACGTTGAAGTATTAATAAAAGTTTTAATTAAATTAACTAATTTATGAGTGAAAAATTTGATTTATTAAAAGAACTAAATGAATTACGAGAGATTGTTGACAAAGCTTACTCTGACCAAGAACAAGAATTAAGTGATGAATTAGGATTTGACTTATCGGAATTTGAAGATACAAATCAATTTGTTGGTGATGGGAAAATTACAATAGATTTTGTATCTACAAATGAAAAAGAATTAAGTTACGCATACGAGTCAGATAGTGGATTTGATTTATACTCTAATGAAGAAGTTAAAATACCTGCGTTTGGTAGAGCCCTAATTCCAACAGGTATTTCAGTTGATTTACCTCAAGATTATGAAATACAAGTTAGGTCAAAAAGTGGTTTAGCCATCAATCAAGGATTAATGGTTTTAAACTCACCAGGTACTGTAGATGAGGGATACACAGGTGAAATTAAAGCAATTATTTTTAATACAAATAAACATGAATTTGTAATAACAAAAGGTATGAAAGTTGCTCAAGCAGTAGTTGCAAGATGTATTACAGGTAGATGGGTTAGATTAAACAAAGTGAATAAAATAGAAGATAAAGATAGAGGTAGTAAAGGTTTTGGGAGTACAGGAATATGATAACAATTGGTTATAGTACAAGAAAT